GGCAGGCATGGCGGGGCAGGGCAGGACGCGGCGCGTTTGGGTTCGGCACGGCAGGCGCGGATCGACGAGACGCGGCAAGATCGGGCAAGGCAACGCAGGCGAGGTGCGGCAGGGCATGGCCGGGCGTGGCAAGGCGCGGCAGGCTAGGCGAGGCAAGGTTGGGCGTGGCACGGCGTGGCGCGGCAACGCAGGCGAGGCTAGGTATGGCGCGGTGAGGTTCGGCAAGGCGTGACACGGCAGGCATGGCGGGGAAAGGTCCGGTCCGGCAGGGCACGGCAGGCGAGGCGAGGCTGGGCGTGGCCGGGCGAGGCGGGACACGGCACGGCAGGCAAACACAACCACAGGAGGTAAAAGTGAACATTGATGCAGCAAACGAACTCGAAGAACTACGGCGGTTCAACGGCGGCAAACTCAACCCGCATCACGTCGTTGACCGAGCGCGCAGCCCAAACTCTGCGCTCCACCGCTATTTTGAATGGGATGATGGGCAGGCAGCAGAAGCATATCGCCTGCAACAAGCGCGGCAGGTCATCCGCGCCGTGGTGCAGTATATCCCCAGGCAGGACGGCGGCGCGGTTAAAACCCGCGTATATGTTTCCCTGCCAAGTGACCGCGTGACGCACGAAGGCTATCGCGCTGTTGCAGAGGTTATTAAGGACAAAAGGTCCCTAAACGAAGCGATGATCGATCTGCAAAATGAAATTTTGCGGTTGCGCGTGAAATTTGGCGCATGGCGGCAGCTTCAGCCCATCCTTGATGATATGATGAAGCTAGCCCAGAAGAAACCAACAAGGGTAAAGTAGCATGGCCCCTCTGCCGCCGACCATCACGCCAGACCCAACTTTAGAGGCGGCAGACAAAGCCCTTCAAGAGCGAGCGCGGAAAGAACCGCGCCGCACTTACCTTGGCATGTCAGCCATTGGCAACAAATGTTCGCGTAAATTGTGGTATGACTACCACGACCCGCTATCCGAAAACTTTAACGCCATCACGCTCAAGCGGTTTGACGATGGGCACAGGACGGAAGACCTCATCGCACACCGCTTGCGTATGGCCCCCGGCATCCAGCTTTGGACCGTTGATCCCGAAACCGGAAAACAATTCGAGTGTGTGGACCATGACAACAGGTTCAAAGGGCACCTCGATGGCATCATCTTGGGATTATACCAAGCGCCCAAAACCCCACACGTTTGGGAAGCAAAAGCTGTTGAGCAAAAATCGTTTGACAAATTCAAAAAACTAAAAATTGAATTTGGAGAAAAGAACACGCTGCTGCATTGGAACCCGGTTTATTACGCCCAAGCCCAGTGCTACATGGGGTATTACCACATCGACCGGCACTATCTGACCGTCGCCAGCGCAGGCGGTAGAGATTGGGATTCCTGCCGGACAGAGTTTGACGAAGGCGAGTTTGAAAAAATCAAAAACAAAGCCAAGCGCATCCTAGATGCCAAAGTGCCCCTCGCCAAACTGAGCAACGATCCGAATTGGTATGAATGTGGCTGGTGCATTTATAAAGAAAGATGCCACGGCACCAGTTGACATCGGCGCATTATGCGCATTAAGTGGCGTCAATAACCCACTGACGGATGAGAACATGCAAAGCGAAATCTCACTGCGGCCTTATCAAGAGGCCGCAATAAGCGCCATTTACCATTACTTCTCGTGTGAGGATGGCAACCCTCTGATTGTTATGCCGACCGGCACCGGTAAGTCTGTCGTTCTTTCTGCCTTTCTGCGTCGTGCCATCGAAGGCTGGTCAGAAACCCGTGTGCTGGTCCTGACGCACGTCAAAGAGCTGATCCAACAGGACTACGCTGCGCTAATCAGAATGTGGCCAACAGCCCCTGCCGGTATCTACTCTGCCGGGCTGAACAAGCGTGACATCAACGCGCAGGTCCTTTTCGCTGGTATCCAGTCCATCCACAAGCACGCCTACAAGGTCCAACGGTGCGATCTTGTGATCATCGATGAGGCGCACCTGCTGTCGGCCAACGACAATGGCATGTATCGCAAGTTCCTCAAGCAACTGCGCGAGATCAACCCACATCTCAAAGTCATCGGCTTCACCGCCACCCCATACCGTTTGGACGTTGGCTTGTTGCACGAAGGCGAAAACCGCCTGTTCACCGACATCGCATACGATCTATCAATCCTCGACATGATCCAGCAAGGCTACCTGTGCCCAGTGGTTCCCAAACGGACCAAGACCCAGTTTGATCTTTCCAACGTCGGCACACGCGGTGGTGAATTTATCGCTGGCCAGTTGGAGAGCGCGGTCGATATTGACGAAATCAACCAATCTGCCGTCAACGAAATCGTTGAATGGGGCAAGGATCGTGGGTCATGGTTGATCTTCTGCACAGGCGTCAGCCACGCCCACCATATCCGCGACGCCATCCGCGAACATGGCATCTCCTGCGAAACCGTCCTCGGTGACACGCCGTCTGCGGATAGGTCAAAAATCCTATCAGATTTCAAGTTAGGCAAAATTCGCGCAATCACGAACGTCGGCGTCCTCACCACAGGGTTCGATGCCCCTGGCACTGACCTGATCGCGCTGCTGCGCCCCACAAAGTCAACTGGTCTTTACGTTCAGATGCTGGGGCGCGGCACCCGGCTTGCCAATGGCAAGGATGACTGTCTCGTGTTGGACTTTGCCGGTAACACAGAGCGGCACGGCCCCCTCGATCTCATCAAGGGCAAGTCTAAAAAGAAATCGTCGGAGGAAGGCACGCCGCCGGTCAAGACGTGCCCCGAGTGCGATACCATCAATGCCGCCAGCGCCAGGACGTGCATGTCGTGCGGGTTCGAGTTTCCGGCACCCAAGCCCAAGCTATCAGCCGTCGCGGCTGAACATGCCCTCCTGTCAACGCAAATCCAGCGGCAATGGTTGGAAGTGAGCAAGGTCAGCTACACGTTACACCCTGGCCGCGACGGCAAGCCACCGACGCTCAAGGCGACATACCAGTGTGGCATGACCTTCTACCAAGAATACATCTGTCTCCAGCACACAGGATACGCCCGTGAGAAGGCGCACAAGTGGTGGATAAAGCGATCCTCGTCACCAACGCCCTTGACGGTTGCAGAGGCTTTGACGCTAACTGCCTCCCTCATCACGCCAACCGCCATCAATGTCCGGCCAGAAGGGAAGTATTTCAACATTGCTGGATACCACTTTGCGTGATCACCCCCTCATCGCGTCAATCTTAAAAACATGGCCAGGAGCCAGGATAATGCCCCTCGGATACAACGACAAAGCCCTAGAAGAAGCAGGCCAAGCAGGAGGAGAGTATCTTGATCACATCAAGAAAACGGATTTAGCGTCTCTCACGCAGGAGCAATACACGACGTTCATCACCACCATAATCGGCCGGTATTATGACGTTCTCAACAAAGACTTAGAAAACGATTTACCGTTTTGATGTGGGGGGGAAGGATAACATGGTCAAACTCGCATTTAGTGCGTCGGTCGAACCAAAGATCAACCTGACCCTTGGTCGATCCAAATCGGAAATCAGGTGGACAGAACGCAGGTCGCTGACGTGGGATGAATTGGTCAGCCTGCTGACCACCGCGACCGTCGGCGCAAAGGACGGCAGTTGTTACACCCCCGCTACCTTCAGCGGCACTGCACGGCGGATGGACCAAGCAGAGCGCATCGACATCGCCGTCCTCGATAGCGACATCGGCTACACCATCAACGAAATCCGCAATGCCCTAGCCGCGAAAGGGTGGCAGGCCATCATCCACTCAACCTTCAACCACCTCATCGACCACACCAGCATTGCAGCAGCCCCCGCCGACAAATGGATGGCCGAACACAAGACGAATGACATCTCGCTTTATATGATGTCGAAAAAAGGTTACCTCCCGCGTGTCGTTGAAAACTGCACGATCTCAGAGGAAACCAAAGACGGTTCATATATCGTCCAACATGCACCATGTCCCAAATTCCGTATCATCCTGCCGCTCAAGTCGGCGTGGATCGCGGAAGACTACGAAGACCAGAACCTTGCCAACGCCACATGGCGTCAGCGCATCGCCTCACTGTCCTTCGCCCTTGGCCTAGCCACAGACCAATCATGCAGTGACACGTCCAGATTGTTCTACCTGCCACGGCACAAGGCTGGGGCAGAGTATGTGTATGATGTGTTGGATGGCGATCTCTGCCCTATCTGGGACTTACCTGACCCCACGCCCGAACCCGCGCCAGCGCCAGCAAAGCCTCTATCGTTCACTCCAGTGGCATCTGACCACCTCATATACCAAGCACCTAACAAAGAGTGGATCGACCTCACAGAGTGGATCGCGGACAAAGGGCCACGCTTTGAAGTCGTCAAAGCCCTCAAAGCGCGGGCACCCCACCTCTTTGGTTCTCGGGTCACAGGGGTCAAGCACCACATTGTGTGCCCGCACGCAGACGCCCACATCACCAACCAAATGGACCAAACGGGAACCTTTTGCGTCAACGCATCAGACCTCCCCAAAGCTGGCTTGCCATCCATCACAACAGGCTTCGTGATCGATTGTATGCACGCTGGGTGCGCAGGGCGGGATCGCCTGTCTCACCTTCACAAACTCCTATGCGACAGCGCTTTGAGCATACAAGACCTCAATAGTCCTGATTTCTTGATGCCTGACATCCCGCAGGTCGATCCGTCTGCGTTGCTGCAATCAAGCCAGACAGAATTTAAGCCCTTCTCACCCTCTCAAGGCAACATCACACCAGACCTCTACACCAACCTTCCAGGCGTCTTAGGCCACATGCACGCATGGATCATGGAAACATCTCTCAAGCCACAGCCAACCTTGGCACTGGGTGCTATCCTCGCCTTCTGCGCAGCAGCCATTGGCCAGAAGGTCAAGCTAGGTCACTTCCACACCCGCCCCAACATCTACGTCCTAGGCATAGGGCACTCAGGCTCAGGAAAAGAGCGTCCACAATCTGCGTGTAAGCAAATGGCCAAAGCGGCTGGTTTGTTGGAAAAACTTATTGGTGTGGAAGAAGTGGCATCAGACGCAGGCATCATCGCCTCTGTCCTTCAAAACCCCCACCAACTCATGCTAATCGATGAAGTCAGTTTCCTTCTCAATTCAGCCAATAACAAAAACGCTGGCGCATACCTCGCCAACGTCACAGGCACCCTTCTCAAGCTATACTCATCCAGCCACACCACATACAAAATGAAGTCATACGCCGATTCGGAAAAGGTTAAGGTCATCGACCAACCATGCGTGTCCTTCTATGGCTCCTCAACCCCCAACGGCTTAACCTCATCTCTCAAGACCCAAGACATCAATTCTGGCTTGCTATCACGCATGATGATCTTTGACGTGGGCGACAACGATCCACGCATCTCTCAGGTCATAAACTCTGATCAAACAGTGCCAAATGCCATCGTTGATTGGTTGACGGCGTGGGACAAAATATCCCCAACCCCCAATCCCATCCACCGCGTTGGTGGCGATAGCGTCATCGAACCGCGTAATGTGATGCTATCCTCCGACGCACACAAAATAGCTGTCGCCTTTGAAGGCGAAATGCACGAAGCAAAGATCGCCGCACGCAAAAATGGCACAGACGCCCTTTACGTCCGTGCATTTGAAAACGCGATGAAGTTTGCCCTCATCCGTGCATGTGCATCCATCATGCCGGTGGACGGCGAGATCGATGCACAGAACATCTGTGTGGACCAATCCACTATGCTGTGGGCACTCAATCTCTCCCGCGCCACCGTCAAACGCATGGAAGCAGCGGTCCCAGAAATCGCAGATACCCCCTTTGCACAAAATCTCAAAAACCTTCTCCAGTTCATCCGCGCTGGTGGGCCAGCAGGCAAAACATACAGAGAGGTCAAAAGACACCCATGCGGCAAACACCCGAAAAAAATGATGGAGGACTTGTGGTCCAATATCTCAGGTGCTAACGACGCATACTTGGTTGAAGGCATGAAAACAAAAGGCCGCAAAAGAGATGCCTGGGTGCATAAAGACTTTGTAAACCAAAACAACGAAGATAACGAGGACGAATGACATGCCATCAATAACGCTGACAGACGGGCAACAGACTGCCTTAAAAGAAATCTTAAAGTCTTATCACGAACGCCAGACAAGGCACCTTTTGACGGGATACGCTGGCACAGGGAAAACGACCTTGTTGCAAGAGGTCGTCAAAAACATAGACAAGCGGGTGGTGGTCACAGCCCCCACCAACAAAGCTGTCCACGTCATACACCGTAAGCTGCAAGACGCTGGCATCTACGCCGAGTGCATGACCATCCACAGCCTCTTGGGTGTCTCGCCGCAAACAGCGAACAGCGAAAAGAAGCAACTGAAGCGGGTATCAGACCCCAAATTCCACAAATTCAACTGTGTCATCATCGATGAGTGTTCCATGATCTCATCTGAGATACAGAAATACATCGATGACGACCTGTTTTCCCATTGGGTGCTATACGTGGGCGACCCGGCCCAGCTGCCGCCTATTGGAGAAACAGAAGCAGCGTGTTTCTCCACTCCCAACAAATCCAACCTTTCAACCATCGTCCGCCAAGCCGAGAGCAACCCTATCATCCAGGCGTCTGTGTGCTTGCGTGAGAGGCTTGATTGGTCATGGTGCAAGCAAGACGTGCGGGACGACGCCACAGGCATCTACACGCCAGAAAAGGGCGAGGTGTATGCGTGGATGAAGGAGGCGTTCACGTCACACGAGTTTGCCCAAAACAACGACTTCTGCCGGTATCTCGCTTACACCAACAAACGAGCCATCGAGATCAATACCCTCGTGCGTGGGTGGGTGTATGGCAAAACAGAAACGCCCTTCGTCGAAGGGGAGATGGTGGTCACACGCAAGCCGATCACAGACAGCAGAGGCAAGCCAGTGTTCGCGGTCAATGATGAAATGCGCGTTGAAACCATCAAACGCGGTCAAGACATCACCATGACCTTCCCCGACCACAATGGCGGAGGCAAACGGCAAGAGGTCAAAGGGTGGCAGTATAAGCTGCCAGTGTGGGAAGTCTCCTTTGGACCCGACATCGTGTGCCGTGTGCCCGTTGACCAGCGGGAATACGACACCCTATGCCGTAGGGTGAAGGCTGAAGCCGCTATCAACTCTGCCCGCTGGTGGGAGTTCTACACGATGGTGCATGACCCCATCGCAGACATACGCCACGTCTACGCCATGACCATCCACACCAGCCAGGGCAGCACGTTCGACAACGTGTTCATCGACATCAACGACTGCCAAGCCAATGGGCGTGCAAACCCAGATGAGTTGCGAAAGCTGCTCTACGTGGCAGTCACCCGGCCACGAGAGACAGTGACGCTGGTGCAGTAAAGGGGGCGTAAGCCCCCTTTTTTTTAGATGTCGAAGTCTTTGTGGATGCACGCCGTTCTATTGCGACCTGTGGTCCTTAGGGTGTGGACAACAATGTCGCCGTCATTGAGAGCGTTTTCTAAGATCGGCTCCCAATTATGATTGGGAAAACCGCGACCAATTTCACGCAAGGTCTTGCCAGAAGCACCACCAGAGCGGATGAAGGGAATGAGGTTAATAACTCTTTCCGTTTCGGGAAAATCCTTGTGAACATAGGCTATCCGCTTGCGACCACCTGTTTTGATGGTGCGCATAACAACATCGTTGTTATTGGCTAAATCCTTTTCAAAAAAACCCTTTTGCTTAATTTCAGAAAGGGTCTTGCCGAGTTTGCCGTTAGAGTGAATGAAGGAAGTGAGGCTTTCATCCTTTTCCTTTTCGACAAAATCCTTATGAACATAAGCCACGCGCTTACGACCACCCGTTTTGATGGTGCAGACGACAAGATCGTCATTGTTAGCTAAATTCTTTTCAAGATAGTGACCCCGCTTAATTTCACGAAGGGTCTTGCCGAGTTCGCCGCCAGAGCGAATGAAAGAAATGGCGTCTTCATCGCGGCTGCTGAACGATTCAAATTGAAGTATGTGCGCCCCCTTAGAGGTGGGCTTGGCGACGATCTTGCCTGATGGTAAACGTGAGGTAGCCATGTGAACTCCTTACTCAGTTCGCGTTGGTTAAAAGCCGTTGGGTGTCTCACCACCCAACGGCTTTGCTTTTATAGGCTGGCCAGGGAGCAGTGGCTAGTGCTTTGTTGGTATGGGCCAGCCAAACAATGTGGTGGTGAGGAGATTGCGTCCTCACAATTTACACAGTTTAACTAACTTCCGCTTCCGTCTTGGGCATTTTCGGAAGTTTAGACCTAGAGAATCCTGGGTTTTTTGAACTAAAAACTTGTGCAAAAAAAAATGAGCTTTTTCTAAATCCCTATAATGGAGGGGGGGGGTATATTAAAAATAAAAAGGAGAAAAACTGGGGTGGGTTGCACAGGTCATAAGATAGAGGGGAAGGGTAGAAAAAGAGTAGACAGAAGGTATATATATATATAAAATATATTGATATTACTTACTTTTTTTCTTCTCTCTTTCTGCAGAGTTTTTCTAACTTTAGTCACACCCTCCGGTTCAACATGTGGCATGGACCGTGCGTAAGGGCATTTTGTTTGCCGAAGTTTGGATGTGGCGCTGGGCGATGGATGACCCTTGCTTAGCGCCAAGCATCTTTATTGAAGCTAAGCGGCAAGCATTTTCCACAATCAAGCTAAGCGGCAAGCATTTTCTGTGGTATGCTGCCGCCAGACCTCAAAGGACGCACGCACATGACAGACGAACGAGACGACGCAGACAGCGGCCAGCTAGCCTCAGCAGCGGCACGGCTGGGCAAGAGAGGGGGAATGGTGCGGGCCAAGGTGCTGCCCACTAGGCTCCGCAGCAGGATCGCGGCCAAGGGGGCGGAGGCCCGCTGGGGCAAGACCACGACCCGTGGGGAGAAGCACCTGGGGAGCGAGAAAGGGAAGCAGGCGCGGGGGAGGAAAGTGTAAAGATTTGTAGATACAAATTGTTACAAATTATTACATTTTGTTACAATTTATTACAATTCTTTACAATTTGTTACATTTTGTTACAATTCGTTACAATTCGTTACAATTTGTTACATTTCGTTACAAATCGGGGTTTTGTATGTAATTGTAGCTACAAATCCCCTTTTGTATGCGATTGTAGGTTTTGTATGCGATTGTAGCTACATTTGCTCCTTTGTATGTAATTGTATGTAATGTATGCTACAGTAGCTACTGTAGACGGTTTGTATGCTACTGTAGCTACCGTATGCTACTGTAGGTTTTGTATGTTACAGTAGGTTTTGTAGGTAGCTATTGTAGCTACTGTAGATGCGTATCTGGCGGTGCCCGAATGTATGCCATTGTAACCCCTAGGAAAAGATAGCTAAAGAGGAAAAGAAGCGGAAGCGGTGATGTAGGGGCGGGTTGTATATACAATCGCCTGTATATACGGGTTGTGGGGCGGTTTGGTTTGGATCGCACCAGACCACCGGCACGGATCGCGCCACCATTGGCAACGCCACCACCGGCATGGATCGCGCCACCATTGGCGCACCAGACCACCGGCATGGATCGCACCACCGGCAAGCCAGACTGGCACCGGCACCACCGGCGCACCAGACCACCGGCACGGATCGCACCAGACCACCGGCACGATTGCCAGTAATGATGCTGGCGCGCCAGACCACCGGCACGGATCGCACCCTTGTCCTTTCCTTGTTTGCTCGCAACGCGAACCTAGTTGCGAATCATTCTCAATTAGGCCCGATGCTACCGGCGAGTAGCTTTTGCTACTGGTCAGTAGCTTTTGCTACTTGTCAGTAGCTTTTGCTACTTGTCAGTATCGCTTGCTACTGGTCAGTATGTAGACCTACCAGAGAGTAGGCCTACCTACTAGTCAGTAGGTTTCCGTACTGGACTGCCAATTGCGAATCATTCGCAATTGGCTGCAGTACATGCGGCAGCCCGGCTGGGGTAAATTTTACCCCAGCCGGACGCCTCTCGGAATTATTCCGGCGCACAATGCGCCGGAATAATTAGGCCACCAATTCCCGCACCACAAACCCGCTCATATCCCGTTTCGCCTTACTCCCCTTTGGCGTCAAACCAATCCAGAACCCGCCTTGCGGATCCAGGTGCCGCAAATCACTTTCGTCGCCATTCAGCACGCGAATCCCGCGATACGTTTGCGGCAATTCTTTCGAACCGAAAACAATCGCCACATTCACGCCATGCGCCATTGCATCCATGCACTGCGACTCGTTCGTTTCGGAACGTGATAGCGTTAAATGGTAATTTGCCGGCATACGACCCTCGGCATATTTCAGCGCGCGTCGAACGCTTTTCGTGTAGTCAACAAATTGCACCGACGGATTGCGCGAAAACAGCGTGCTCCCATCACCAAAACGAAAACCCTCAAATGCCAGATCAGTCGATCCATTCAGCCGCACGACTGGCTTTAACCCGGCGCGACGGGCTTTGCGGTCTAGCAAGGCGATCGCTAAATGCAAATCCTCCAGATACGCCCTGCGATCTGCAACGAAAGCCCGCGCTTTAGCTATCCTGCTGTCCATGACGCGCGAATAGCGAACGGCCGCGCCGCTATGCGCGCCGAGGCACAATCCCACGCATCCCGGCGACGCGTTGCCGCATAAATCCCGGCCAGATAGGCCATGAGGTGCCATATAGTGAATCCCGTTCAGATACCCGAACGATACGGCTTTTTTTGACTTGGGATTATCCACGGACAATAAATGCTCAACAAAATACTGCATTGTGCCTGTTCCTAATTTGGCAAAATTGCCATGCATATACGCGCGCCATTGCTGGCGCGCGTATATACAAAGCAATAGGGGGGGGGAGA